TAATTTCATTCTCAGATATATCCCTTTCTCTACAGGGTTGATTCTGAAGGGTCTGGAGAACTGCTTTCATCTTCTTGTTTAAAAGAGTTATACGTGTGTTTGTATAGCGCACTAGTTATTTTTGTCTGTACTAGAATACAAGAATGGCAGCACAAGGTGGAGTAAATGTTAGTCTCCGGAAGTTTGTTATGAAAACTGTTCCACAAGATGCTGTTGTGGTATTTATAGGCCGGCGACGCACAGGCAAATCAACTCTTGTTCGTGATCTCTTATTCCACCATCAAGATTTACCAATGGGCTGTGTTATTTCAGGTACAGAGGAGTCAAATGGTTTCTTTAAAAAAATAGTTCCACCAATGTTCATTCATGGTGAATATAATCCCGTAATTTTGGCAAACTTCGTAAAACGTCAAAAGCTTGTTATGAACAAAATCCAACAAGAATTGGAACGTGGAGTTAAGTCCAATATTGACCCACGCGCATTTTTGATTCTTGATGATTGTATGTACGATGATTCATGGACGCATGATAAGAATATTCGTTATTTATTTATGAACGGGCGTTGGTTAAAAGTGTTTTTCGTTATTACTATGCAGTTCCCGCTAGGTATTCCTCCAGCACTTCGCACAAATGTTGATTATGTATTTATATTAAGAGAACCCTATAAAAATAATCGTGAACGACTTTTTACAAATTACGGCTCTGCTTTCCCATCATTTGAGTTTTTCTGTCAAATGATGGATCAGTGTACTCAGAATTACGAATGTCTTGTAGTTAATAACAATACCCAGAGTAATAAATTGGAGGATACTATATTTTGGTATAAAGCTGATATACACGGTGACTTTAAATTAGGTGCGCCAGAATTATGGCGACAGTCTGAGATGTTATCGCGTATCAAGGAAGAAGATGATGTTAATATGTTTGATCCAAGACAAAGTACTAAATTAAGGGGGCCAGCTATCAATGTCCAGAAGAAATATTAATAAATATAAGAAATGAATATGAAAGTTAAACAATCAGCTGGTACATTATTTGTCATATTAATTGTTGGAATGGTACTGTTTTTAGTATTAATGCCAAAGGCTTCCGAGGGATTTGTGGACACTATCCGTTGTGGAGTTGATTTACTACCGTGTTCAGGAGAACGCATACGGTGTATGAATGGATACTGTAAATCAGACATCCCTCCTAAGCTTCCAGCAGTATCTGATTTACCAATGACACCCGCGACAAAGTATCCTTATTCTCCTTCTTAATAATCCAGCATATACGTCAATGAATAAAACCTTTGCTTTTGCTAGAAAAATGGCCCGCTCTAAATCAATGGGAATTGGTGCGATGTTTGTCTTACTTGTAGTATCCATTGTTTTACTACCAATAATTGTGCGTTATATTGAAGGTCTTGAAGTTACGCATTTTGCGACACAAGGATTCCAGGATATAGCCAATATTAATGGACCTTCCTCTGCTGATGGAGGTGTAGCAGGTGTTCCCGCTATTGGTTCTGCTTCTAAATTACCAAGCTGGCGTCCTGACCCTAATACTAATTATCTATGTCGTTCACCAAATGAGGATGGACAACCATGCCCCGAAGGTCAATTCTGTGATGGTACGACACAATCGTGTATTCCTAACTATGTAGGTGGAGAGGTTCCCAATACGGGATATTTCTCTTAGGTTAATTAATATTCATATAACAAAATTGATATAATAAAAGTGGTATAACAAAATTATATTATTAAAATAATTATATTTTGTTAGATATTTATTCATAAGTAACATTACTCATCTTTCCAAAAGGATGCGTTGTAGTTTCAGGTTGTATAACTCCATTCTTGAATTCAAGATTTTCCATATTAGGAACAACAGTATTTTCAACAACCGTATTTTTATCATCTACCACCTTTTCAACTGTAAGAGACGCCTTCTCTAACTTACGCTGTAGTGCTACATCACCAGTGCCAGCAAACATACTGCCAAATGTATCAGAAGAGCTGTTAGAACCGCCAAATACCTGCTTTGTACTAGCAGCGGCTACTCCACCACTTTTTGACCGCTCTTCAAAGTACTTATCACGATTATCTTCATTCTCCTTGTACTTGCGCATTAGAGTATTAAGTTCATCTTGGGCATATTCTTGATCGGCGATTTCATGAGGTTGAGGATCCCACGGGAGCCATTTACCTAGATCACCAATAAAAATATTATGGTATTTATCTTTACCCTGTAGCTTTTTGGCCTTGAGTTCAGCCTCTTTAGGATTTCCATAAACTCCGCGGACTTTCAGACCACGTACGGATGTACGGAATTCATTCACTGCATAGAACTCATCTTCAAGTTTGGTCTTGTTGGCAAACATATAATTATCATACGCTTCTACAATTGTTGTCTTCTGAATATCAGCGCGATTCTTTTGAACAAAGGGTTCATACTCGCTCATGAGCGTCGTGATATTCATCCTATTCTTACGACAAATTGTAGCTTGTTCATTTTGGTCATTCTTTTCAAGCTCCTTGATGCGCTCATCAAGCTGATCATTAATATTTTTTACAACACTGACCATATATTTCTCAAGATTCTTGATCTTCCAATCAACTTCATATGATTCTAGAAACTTCTTAAAAAAGAATATATCCTTTTTGTCAAGGACTTTCTCCGGACTGATGAAACTTAGTAGAACATAACGCTGTCCAGGGATCTCAGTGTCTTCATCCAAGAAGTCCTCAACTACGGTGGGTACACTTTTATCTGTCATGTGTATCTATCAAGTTTGAGTATTGAAGCTTTAAACTCAGATTTAGATTTATAGACGGGTTTTTTTCTTACGGCTAAATATAAAGAATGATGGGCTACGGTTTTGCTGAAATTGTAAATCGCATAATTAAATACCTTATTGAGGGTCTAGTGATTGCGGCGGCGGCTATCTTAATCCCCAAGAAGTCGCTACCGCTTGACGAAGTAGCGACCCTAGCCGTGCTCGCGGCGGTGGTGTTCGCTATCCTTGACGCGGTGTCCCCCAGCGTTGGTGTTACGGCCCGCCAGGGCGCGGGCTTCGGTCTTGGTGCCAACCTGGTCGGATTCCCCCGTGTGTAAGCGCTAGCACCCCCGTGTGTAAGTGCTGAGTCATTTTTGTAATTTATTTGCTTTATAAATTAAAATTATCCAATTTAATACTTTACTAAAGTTTTAAATTAGATTGATAGTACAAATATTCTTCAGGCAGTAGAGATGTATTGCCAATTCATTTCTCCACATATCTTCTCCCACGTTTTATCTTGTAGATAAAGTTTATCACGATTTTTGAGGAGTGGAAAACATGGCAAATATTCATCCATTTCTAAAAGCTCGCACATCTTATAAAGCACATATCCATATGATAAGAAGTTTCTGCGCCCTTTGGGACAATGCTTTTTAAAAGATGGTTGAATTTCACGAAACATATGACGTAACTTTTCCTCATCCTCACGAGACATACATGGCGCATTTTGACCATTAAGACGGTTTATAATATGTGGAATATGTTCATAATATTTTGATGCCTTCATTTTTCTTAGAATCTCACGCAACTTACTCGGTTTTAAACTAGCCATATTTGTAATGCGCTCTTTTTTAAGCTGAACAAGAATGGCATCATAAATTTCACCTGGAATTTCAGTACTTTCCTTGGCTTGAAATTGCGCCAACCATTCATTAAAATGATTGATTTTCTTATACGCATAATAACATACTTCTCTGGGCGGATCTTTATATGATGGTTTATCACTATCAACTAAAATAAATTCTTGATGACCACACTTTGAACATGTAAGATTTGCCTCATTTAGACACATAATCATCTCGTTGCCACAGAGATCGCAAATAGTCCAAGGATCATCATATTCTTCCACGCTATTACGCGCCATAGCAGGATTTTCTATCTGGAGATAATCATTAAGTAATTGATTTCGTTGATGACCCTTTTTTTGAGGAACAATTACGGTATTGGCTTCTTTTTGCTCAGTTTGTTGCTCTTCTTGTGCGACTCCTTCAAGAATAGCAAGAATTGATCCTGGTTTAGCTTTAATTGTATTATATGTTTTTGTCCCTTGTTGAATTTGATCTTGAATATCATAATAGTTATAAAGTATATCACCTGTTCTAAGATAATAATCCATTAATTCAGAACCATCCTCAATAGATTTAATTCTTTTTTCAAGAATTTCGACATCTTTTTCAAGACGCCATATTTCAATATCACAAGTGGTATTCTTAATACGTTCTTTAAGATTTACTAGTTCTTGTTTGTATACTGCCAGATTATCTTTTTGTTCAAGGTGTTCTTGAACTTTTTGGCTATGAATAGCGTCGAGTGTTGTACGAGCTTCCGGATTACTACGTTTTGAACTTTTTACTTTAAAAAACGCACCTTCATTCATTGGTGAAATGTACTTATACGGTAAGCGTCGTTAGTTTTTAAATCCCTCATGAAATTCTAATTTAGATAAACGCGTTAATAAAAAGATATTGAATTAATCACGGTGTTATATAAAATTATGTTAAAAACATAATATCTCCGGTTCATTTTTAGAAAATAAATTTTTTAAAAAATATGTTTTTTCAAAAATTATTATCTTAGATCTAAGTATAAAAAAATGACTGGTGGTGGTTTAATGCAACTCGTAGCTTATGGCGCCCAGGATGTTTACCTAACTGGTAATCCCCAAATTACGTTCTTCAAGGTGGTATACCGTCGTCACACCAACTTTGCCATGGAGTCCATTGAAAACCCGTTCAATGGTGCCCCCAACTTCGGCAAGAAGGTGACGTGCACCGTTCAACGCAACGGTGACTTAATCTACCGCATGTACCTACAGGCGACTCTACCCCAGGTACAGCTACAGTCTTCGGATGGCTCTGGTGCCCAGTTCCGTTGGCTCAACTGGATTGGTCATAACATTATCAACTACGTTGAAATTGAAATCGGTGGCCAACGCATTGACAAGCAATACGGACAGTGGCTTCACATCTGGAACGAGCTCACCCAGGAGCCTGGCAAGCAGGCCGGCTATGCCAAGATGGTTGGCAACGTCCCTGAGCTCACCAACCTGCTATACCAGGGTGGAAGCACGTGCGACAATGACTGCTATGGAGGTGAGCCCCTCACGTCCGAAGTCATTACCAGCTGCTCGCCGATGTACACCCTGTACATTCCGCTCCAGTTCTGGTTCTGCCGCAACCCTGGCCTTGCGCTACCCCTCATTGCGCTCCAGTACCATGAAGTGCGCATCAACCTCGAGTTCAACACGCTCAACAACCTGTGCTGGGACTACAGCAACTCGAGCGACCCGCATGCCGTGCGCAACCGTGTGGGACAATGCGGCCTTGCCGCGGCGTCTCTGTACATTGACTACATCTACCTTGACACGGATGAGCGCCGCAAGTTCGCCCAGGTATCTCACGAATACCTCATTGACGTGCTACAGTTCACGGGCGGTGAATCGATCACGTCTTCGGCCAACAAGCTAAAGCTCAACTTCAACCACCCGTGCAAGGAGCTCGTGTGGGTTGTACAACGCGACTCGTTCGTGAGCTGCGATGACAACGTCATCAACCCGTGGAAGGGACAACAGCCGTTTAACTTCTCGGACTGGTGGGACCGCTCCGTGCTGGAGTCTGGTTACTCCGTGACCCGCGTGGAGGGCATGGCGGGCAAGAACCCGACGATCACGGCCCTGCTACAGCTCAACGGCCATGACCGCTTCTCCGTACGCGACGGCAACTACTTCAACTGGGTCCAACCGTACCAACACCACACCAACATCCCCGCCGTGGGTGTTAACGTGTACTCGTTCGCCCTACAGCCCGAGCAACACCAACCCAGTGGCACGTGCAATCTGTCGCGCATTGATAACACCACGCTGCTACTGACGGTGAGCAACAACGCGGTGGGCACCAACCTCAGCTCGACGGTGTACGTGTACGCGACGAACTACAACGTTCTACGCATTATGAGTGGCATTAAATTAGTAATTAACATGCTAAATGTATTAGCGATGGTAAATTACTGGTTTGCGTTCGCAAACCACCTGTGCCAAACAGCTAGCTGCCTTGTGCTAATGAATTTAGCACAAGGGCAAACAGTGTGACTAGCTAGTGGTGTTGGAGAGATCCAGCGCCGCAAAATGACCTTGTTGCGGGAAACCCCTTATAGCCTTTACTACTACCCTGTTGTGGAAACACAGCTGGGAATCCAGGATAATGACCTCGGACACAGTAAAAACGTAAAGGATTGGGCAATCCGCAGGCGAGTTTCTAAAGCCGATATGATAGGCTATGAAACCGTTTCAGAGACTGCAAAGGCATTGGTAATCTATGATGGTCTAATCAACCTGAGATTGCTTAAGGTACAGTCCAGCTTTCATGGAAACATGGAAGGATATAGCCACTGGGGTGGCCTTGCTTACTCGAATTAAGTATTTTTCAATACACTTTTCTGGGTGTTATTGGATTTATATTTATTATAAAAATTAAATAATACGTAAATTTTCATAAAAATAATATTTAAAGTATTTTACAAATAGTTTAAATATTAAAGACTACACAAATCATATAATATTAGAGAATATTCTATACCCTTGAATTTTGATAACCCTCGCATCTTATAATCTACGGCATATACAAGAATGTCATCAAAAACGTGCGAAGCAAAAATCCAACAAGGTCCAAGAAAAGGAGAGTTATGTGGGCGGCCCACTGATACTCAATACTGTTCTAAACATATTCGTCAAACAATTATTGATACTGCCATTATAAACAATATACGTTATTGTGATGTAGCACGTAAATGTTTTACAGTTTTAGAAGATTATGAATCAAAATGTAAACACTGTCTTCACGCAGCACGTATAAGAGATAGAAAACGAGATGATCAAAAACGTCAAGATTCAACAGTATGTCTAGATTGTGGAAGAACTCTAACGGAAGATATTAGAGCAATAGGGAAACATGACAAAAAACTTAGACGTTGTACAAAATGTTATGAAAAACTTAAGAAATATGAAGCTCAACGAAAAGATACTAGACAAGAACGCAACTATAAAGCAGAAGCATTCAAAAATAAATATGTAATTTGGAATCACTATATAAAAAGTGCGCAAAAAAGAGGAATTGATTTTACACTTCCTAAACCTATCTTTAATGAGCTAATTGTAAAGCCATGCTTCTATTGTAGTTATATAAAGGGAGATGAAGTAAATGGAATTGATAGAATTAACAATAATAGAGGATACTCTGAAGATAATGTAGTCACATGTTGTCAGTTCTGTAATTTAGCAAAAGGTACTCAGCATCCTCAAGAATTTATTGATAAAATGAAAGCTATTCACAAATTTAATAGTATGAATTGTTGTATAGAGCCAGATATAATTAATAAATGGAAATTAACTTATTTATCTAAATCAACGCCCAATTTCTCTAATTATAAAAAATCAGCTAATAAACGTAATATAGAGTTTAAAATAACTGAAGATGATTTTAAATCAATTATAAGTAACACATGTTATTTGTGCGGTATTCCATCATCTGAGCAAAATAAAAATGGCATAGATCGTTTTAAGAATAATCTAGGATATACTTTAGAAAATTCTAAATCATGTTGTGGACATTGTAATCTTTTAAAGAAAGATTTATTATTTGAAAAAATTATAGAAATTGCTACAAATATAGAAAGTAAATATGAAGATATAACTCAATATTTATCTAATATGGATATTAAAATGCGCGATTCTAAAGTGGAGGCACGTATTAAAATAGAAAATCCTATTATAGGTGAAGTAGAAAAGCGTGAATACAAGTCATTAAATGAAATTATTATACCCAAACATGACATTGATATAAAAAAAATCAAAGATATTTTAGAAAAGAAAGATGAAACAAGTGATACTCCATTATTAAAGCAATGGAAAGTCAAACAAATCTACGAAGCCATCACTCTAAATAATGAAAATCAATATAAAGAGTTTTGTGAACAAACTAATGATATTAGTAAAATAGCAAACTGGGAAGCCAAATGGATTGAATTTATTCTATCCATCAAGAGTAAATTACTAAAAGACTCTGAAAAGACAATTCGCGCATTCCTTGAAGAGTTAAGAAGATTGCGACATAATGAGTTATGTTATAATAAGAATTCAAATATAATTGATAGAGAAGATAGACAAATATGGCCTTCTAGTACTGTATTAAGAGCATATAAGGAAGGACGGCTAGATCAATTTAAGGAATTTCAAGAAAACTACACGGGTGTAACAGATGCGGTATGGCAAACACGGTGGAATAGATTTATAGAAGCATTGGATAAATCAGTAGATGATTCTATAAAACTAGAAATAATTAAGAAGTTTATGGCTTCTCAGAGAATTAGAGTATATAGGTCTTCAAAGGATTAAATAGAATTATAAATATTTAGAATAGAAATCCCATGCATTAGAATTATATATATCATTATTTTTAGAATGAATATTATTAAGTGAATCAATACTTATTTTCTGAATTACATCTGCGCGTCCTCTTTCTATTTTTTCTCTAAATTCTTGTTCTGATTTGGTATAATAATGATGAATACATGCGATTTTATCATCACCATTATAGTTAAATGGACCTATTACAATATTCATATTAGTATCAAAATTATGTCCACTAATTAATTCAGAAGAATGTGGTTGTGTAAATTTATTAATATGATTAAGTTTTACAATAGATTTAATATGAATATCTATTTTATTTGAACAATATCTAAATCTTTTAGAAACAGGTTCATCTCTATATTCTTTTTCATTATTTGTACCAAACATTAACCAATTTATTGCGATGGATTCACAGTTAGCATATTTATTAAGAAATGAAAGAATATTATCATGTTTTTTTAAAACAATAAATTCATCACAATCAATAAATGCTGCCCATGTATGTTTATTCTTATATTGTCCTACAAAAGAATCATATGCTTCTAATTGTTTAGTTATACCAGGAAAATGTATTATTGTAACTTTATCAGATTCTTTCTTTTTTAATATATTATTATGACTATTATCATAAATGTATATATGGGTGAATCCTAAAAGTATATTATATTTTATCCATTCATCAATATATCGTTCTTCATTTAGTGCGATAGCACAAATAACAGCATCTACATGATTTGAATTTTTAGAAAAAATAAATTTAGAGGGCAAATCTACTAATGAGATAAGTGGTTTCTTCTCTCTAATCTGTACTCTTCTATTAGCCCATGACATTATATATGACTACTAATTAGATAAATTCTTTAGATTCATCTATCTCCAGTTTTTCTATAAACTTATCTAAGTTTATCAGTAGATGATTATATAAAACTATAAATAGTTATATTCATTTTATATTCTATAGATGCGTCTTATATTAGTCTAATTTATAATAACTCTTTTAAATGTATTATATAATACAGATGAATCTCTAACAATATATGTAATAAAAGGTGATATTACAATTTTATTATGAGCATTTTTAATATTATTAATTAGGTCAAAATCTTCTTTTTCAGATTGTGTAAATTTATATCCTTTGTTAAATAAATCAGTCTTATAACAAAAACTAATTCCAATGTAACCAAACTCTATATCAGTACTATAATCTGGAGGAAGTATTCTATTATTATCACTCATTCTAAATACAACTACATCAACTAATGGAGTAGTTTCAATTTCTTTAATCAAACATTGTGTATAGTTTGGTAAAAGATAATCATCATCATCTAAGAATCCAATCCATGGAGTTTTAACCAAACTCATTCCAATATTTCTAACAAATCCAGCAGCACCATGTATTTTATCTTTTAAAATACCAGTTTTATCAACATTTATATATAAAAATCTATCATATGATAATAATTCAATTAAATTAGTATCTGTTGGTATACATCCATCAAAAATAATAATTGCTCTCCAGTTTGAAATAATTTGATTTTTTAAAGATATGAGAGCTCTATACAATGTATTTCTATTTATTGATGGAATTATGAAAGTAATTAAATCATCTAATACAGTTTTACTAGAATTATCTGTAGTAATAATATTATTTTTATATATTTTTTTTGATTTAGAACTATTATTTATCCATGATGACATTTTTATATATAAACCATATATATCTTTAGGCTTAAATTCATTATTCTTTTATTGTATTTAATGAATTATAATATTATCTTCCTCTCCAAACTTTAATAATGGCAGTATTATATCCAGCTTGACTAATAATATGCGCGCCAGTTTCCATATTATTATTCTCTGAATCAAATGCCCCTGGATATTTTAGAATATCACCAAAATTAGAGCACTTATTATCATCATCAAATCTTTTTTCATAATATAAGACAATACCAAATATTCTTTCAAATGCTTCTCTATCTTTCCGAGTTCTTATTAACATAACTAGATTTGAAATTAATTTATATTTTGTATCTAGATATTGTAGTAGATCTAAATCACATATTGATGTAGTTCCAAAGCATCCATTCCAGACCGCATTTGGATTTGAAACAAACTCATCTAGTTCTGTACTGTTATTAAGTTGTGAAAGATACTTATTAACTCTAGAAATATCAGATGTAGAATCTTTATTAAAGTGCCAATGAAATTTAATATTATCTTCTAGTTCATCATGACTAATCAATCGGTTTATGAACATACTATCATGTAAGAATATCATTGTAGTCGCCCACTTATATTTTAAGAAATAGTAGTATGGTAAAATCTCTCCTGCTCCATTAAATTCACTTCTTATTACTTCAGTATTAACTAATTTTCCATCAACTGTATTAACATTTGAATTATCATCAATAATTATAATCTTATTTGTATAGAACTTTCGTATAGAATTATAAGAGGAAATCCATAAATCATTATCACGAATATTACGTAAATGACGTAATATTACAAAAACATATGTTTTATCTGTAAATTCACTAGTATTTGGATCACGTGTCATATATACTAATTCAAATGCGGATGGATTTGGTATAGTATTAATCTTTTTTGTAACATATTGTCTGGGATTAATGTCTGGTTTTACAATAGTTTTTAAACCAGTATTAGTATTAAGAATAATTTCATTTTTTAGAGACTCTTGAAAAGACTCCGAAATTATTACTTCGGGGCGTGCTACTCTAGGAATAATTTGAGGACGAAATTCCTCAGGAATTTTTGAAATATCTCTTTTAGTTAAAACACGCCTATTTGCCCAGGATGACATAATATAATATGTATTATATTAAAATTACGCATTATATACACATTATTAAATATAGAGTTTCATAGAAAATTAGTATCTCACTATTTAATATAATGAAGCGCAGTGGAGTTAACTTTTTTATTTTCTGTATTCTAACTTTAGCTATAGTATTGTATTTTACAAAGGAGGTTCGTGATGAAGGTTTCTTTGATAATAGTGGTGCTCTTATTCAATTAGCATCATCCGAAGCATTTGGAATGTCGCCTGGTACAATGGATCAATTATCATCTACCCGAGTTATTTCAGAAAAGGATCAAGAAATTGAAAATCAACTGTATAATAATTTAACAGAACAGGGTATTATTAATATGACAGAATCCGGTTACAATGATGTATATTAGAAACATTAAACATATATAATACATATACATATTCATATATTATACTTAGACTGACGAATCTTTAAAGTGTTCGTTTGCTTAAAGATAAAAGATTATAAGTATAATATATGAATATTATACTACCCTTATGTGGTATAGGTAATAGATTTATAGAGGCAGGATTCTCTGATCCAAAACCATTAATTGATGTTTTTGATAAAAAGATGATATTTCATGTATTAGAAAAATTAAACTTTTCAACAAATGATAAGGTATTTATAGTATATCATACATCTCTTGAAAATTTTAATTTTAGTAATATAATAAAAAATAAGTATCCAGATCTAGAGTTAATTCCAATTTATACTAGAACAGCCGGCGCAGCAGAGACAGTTCTATTTGGCATTGATCATATATTAACTAATAATCTAACTAGTCTAAGTGATGTATTAGTAGTTGATTGTGATACTATTTATAATGTTAATATTATAAAAAAACTTAAAAAGATTGATAGTAACGCAGTAGTATACTTTGAAGATTCAGAATCTAAACCAATATATTCTTATATCAAGTTAAAGAATGATATACTAGTAGATATAATAGAAAAAGAGAAAATAAGTAATTGTGCTAATACAGGTGCTTACTATTTTAAGAATATTATTGAATTAAAGAATAGCTGTAAGTATATTATTGATAATAATATTAAATTTAAAAATGAATATTACATTTCATGCGTTATTAAACATATGATAATATCGGGTAGTATATTTAAAGGGCTTAAAATTTGTCGTGAAAATTATATTTCACTTGGTACACCTGATGAATTGAACAAATTTAAAGAACAGCACTATAGTTTTTTATTTGATTTAGATGGAACTTTGGTAAAAACCGATGATATTTATTTTAAGGTATGGTGTGAAATCTTAGAAAAATTCAATATAGTATTAACAGATGAAATGTTTAACAAATATATATCAGGTAATAGTGATTTATATGTAATGGAACATCTTCAAATAGATAATACCAAATATGATATACAAGAACTCACTCAATTAAAAGATAACTTATTTTCAAAATATATCAATAATATTATTATTGTAGAAGGTGCTCGCTCCTTCATTAAAAATATAAAAAAGTTAGGGCACTCTATAAGTGTGGTTACAAATTGTAATAGAGCCACTTGTGAAGAAATTTTAAAGCATGTAAATATATATAAGTATATTCAATATATTGTTATAGGAAATGAATGTTTAAAACCAAAACCATATCCAGATCCATATTTAATGGCAATTAAGTTAATGAAAACAACCAAGGATAAATGTATTATATTTGAAGACTCAAAACCAGGTTTATTGAGTGCTTTAGCAGTAGCTCCTAGAAATATTGTAGGTGTAAATAATGGTACTAATACTAGTATTTTAAAGGAACTAAATATTAAAACTGTTATTAATAATTTTACTAATATGTCTTTAAATGATATTATAAATATAGATATTGATAAAGATGTTTATAATAATATAACAAGTATGATTATGAAGTCATTATCACATAAATATAATATAAAAAATATAAATATTGATATTAATAAGTTAAAAGGTGGATATATATCAGATGTTATTAAAGTAGATATTCATTTAACTTCAGGAGAAATACTTGATTGTGTATTAAAATATGAAAATGATTATACATCTACTTTAACTAAGATGGCATATAAATTAGGATTATTTGACAGAGAGTATTATTTTTATGAAAATATTAGTAGTTATATAAATATTAATATACCTAGATATATTGGTACTATGAAAGATTCTAATTTTGTATCAAAAGGTATCTTATTAGAGAATATTAATAAGGATGACTTTTTTTTAAATCTAGATTTAAATAAAGAGAGTATAGATGTATCACTAAAAGTGATTGAAGAATGTGCTAAATTTCATGGTTTATTTTGGAATAAGGATCTATCAAAATCATTTCCTGATCTTAAAAAGCATAACAATGATATGTTTAATCCAGTCTGGGGTAATTTTATAAGAGAAAGATGGCCAATATTTATTGATAAATGGAGATATTTACTAACAAATAAAACACAGCTAAAACTTCAAAGTTTAGTTGATAGTTTTGATGAAGTACAAGAATACTTAAGTAAAGATAATTTAACACTATGTCATGGTGATGTTAAATCTGGTAATATATTTTATAAGAAGACTTGTAATACATACATGCCATATTTTATAGATTGGCAATATATTGCGCATGGAAAGGGAGTTCAGGATATAGTCTTTTTTATTATAGAAAGTTTTAGTATAGAGTGTATTAGAGAGTATAGTGAGTTATTTAAAAAGTATTATTATGTGAAATTGAAAGAGAATGGGGTAATAAATTATATCTGGGATGAGTATATAAAAGATTTTGAGAACGCAGTTTGTTATTTTCCATTTTTTGTGGCAATTTGGTTTGGAACAACTCCAAATGATGAGTTAATTGATGTATCATTTCCAGTTAGATTTATTCATAAGTTTTTATATTTTATTGATAGTATGTAATTATAAGTGTAATTATAGAATATATTTAAATAGATAATCATTATGTGTTTCATCCCAATGTGGATTATCTAACTTATTATAGTTAGTAAAATTAGATACAAGTATATAGTTATATTGTTCTAAAAAATTAAGAATACTATTGTAATCTCTGTTATATATTTCTATTAACATATATCTGGGATGATATTTAGTAAGATTAAGACCTTTTAGTATATTCAATTCATATCCTTCTGTATCAAGAGATAATAGATCAATATTACTAATATTATTAATATCAAGTAGATTTTCTAGTGTGGTTGTTTTAACAGATACTATGTTATTAGAGTGTAATCTATTACCATCTATACTTGACATTAAATTCCCGTTAAAATCGCCTCTAATTTCAGTATTTTGATAATCATTTGCTACACAAGCATAATTATAACATATGCTATTAGATCTATTTTTAGTACATTCATTATATGCTGATAATGACGGCTCAACTAATATACCTTTCCAACCTCTATTAAATTCAAAAAAAGCTGTATTACTCTGCTCTAATCCATTATTTGCCCCCAATTCAATATAAAATCCGTTTGTCTTATTTATAATACTATCAAGTTTAAAATCTATTGGAATATTTTTAGAATCTGTAAGTGAAAAACTTTTTAAATTATCATAATCTATAATACTAAAAGTGCTTTTATTATTATTTAGTGATGAGACAATTAACTCTTTATAGTATCTAAAGTCAATATATTGTTTATTTTTCTCTAGCATTACAATTAATTCATCATATTTATCAATGATCTCATTATAATTGAATTCATCCCAATTGTTAAGTAAAATACAGGGTAGTATATTATTAAGATTTTCTGTAAATATTGAGCGTAATAAGATAGGTATAACATTCATATAGTAACATTCCCAAGTTCTATGACAATCTATACCATTACCTGGAGGACATATCGCAAATTTACATTTAGATAGATCTATTAAATAATTATCATATGATTGAGGATAACCAAATTGTATACCTTTACTTTGAACTATACTTTTACATAATTCTCTTTCTATACTATTAGTATGTGTATTGAAATAAAAATATATTTTATCTTCTTTATCTAAATTTAATTTTTTTACATGAATAAGATTATCTATATTACCATGTTGCCACATAGTATTAGCAATACCGATTGGAAGTAGATGTACTTTTGAATGATTTATCATTATATTTTGTGCGAACCATTTTATTACTAACGGTGAATTAGCAATACTTAGGTATTTTTCGGTAATATTATCATCCTCATTATGTGATACTAAAATGAATTTATTTTTAATTAATTGTAATTTATTCATAAGAGTTGAAAGGGCACAGCTATAACAAAAAATTAGTCTAGGATTATCCCATTCAGTATGAACTCTGTCTATAATCATATGTTTATCTTTTTGGGAGGCGATTATCGGGTTTCTATTTAAATCATATTCGGACCCACAATACACGTCGCATAGTTGTTCTAATCTTTCACCTGAAATAATAGATTCATTTAACATATTATAGTACACTAGTACTATATACCTTTAGACTATTATTGAATTTATATATATATATTACATAATCTAAGAAATAACAATCTGTGAGTTATATGAAATATGTTGTGTTACTCCTAGATTATCTAACATACATAAATTTTCATATGGTAATTTATTTGCTACATCAGCCCATTTAAATTCAACACATGTTTTTTCATCTGGAATTTCTATTGTTTTAACATAACGTACACTCATTCCAATTAAGCCAGTTATACAACTATAAAACTTATCGGTATATATTTGAGGTAAATTATATCCTCCATAACGTAAAACAACATCATATGGTTTTACAAACAAATTTTGTATAGATTTTACAAATTTACTATCATCATGAATAAAATATCTGCCAGTTACTTTAACTAAGAAGTCATTTTCACTCATATTAAAGTGAGTTATAGCTTTAAATACATCAATAATTTCTTTTGTCCCTTTATTTTCAGTAATAATTTCATTATTTGTATTTGTATATAATACAGGAATACCAAATGAATCTAAAAATGAATCTGTTTTACCAGTATTTTCTACAATAACAATCTGTGTATTGGGTATGTTTTTAAATACCTTTAGTGTTTGATTTATTCCTTTCATATATAATTTTTGTCGTTCATCCCAATTAGTATCAATAAGAGAAGCTGTAATTACAATAAATATATTCATATATATAAATACATGAATATAAATATATATCTTTAGACTAGTATACTAGATATTATTCTATAAAACAGGTCTACTGTTTTTAGGACCAAGTTTAAGAATTTCAAGATCTATATTTGTATCATCAAATACAATAATTCCAGTTCCACTCCAATGTCCAAACTCAGATACATCTATTTTTTTAAGAGGAACCCAATTCCAAAATGCTACCATTTCTCTATTCAGATAAATATCATCGCATAACACAAGACCTTTATAGTTATTTTTCATAAGTGCATTAATAACATCTGTTTCAAAGTCACCTGTATGCGCAGTATCTAGCATAATTAGTGGAGCTTTTATAAGTAAATCAATATCATCAATACAATTTTTAATGCGTAGTTCAATATTAGATTTATTTTTTGCGGAACATACTTGCGTTCCAATATCATCTTGAATATTATAACTAACTACATTAATATCAGGATTATGTGATAAAGCTACTGCGCTATATCCACATGATGTTCCTATGTCTATTAATGTAGTATTTGGAGGAAATTGCCATGAAAGCTGTGATAGTAATCTATAATGCTCATATCCAGCAGGCATATTGAAAAACATAAAAAATCCATGCCAGTTAACATACTTCCATAGATCCATTAAATTTATATTATTAAGAGTATAACTAAAAATTTTAAGTGAAATCATTTATATATTAATATAATTATTAGTAATATACTTTAAGTGCTGTAAATAGCACTTAAAAGATAATATAGTTAGTGTATATATGGATATAATTAAATTTATAAGAGAAAATAAACCATTTATTTTCGCAAAATTTGGTGATGGCGAATACTATGCCTGTAAAAAAGAACAGGGAGGCAATTGTGATGGTACTCCATATACATCTAAATTGGGTGATGGTATAATTGAGTCTTTTAAATATTTATCAAAATCGCCAAATGTCTATATTGGAAGATGGTTAGACTTTAAAGGAGTAGCTGATTATTTTCAAAGTTTAACACCAAACATAATAAATTGGGAGAACTATAATATTTTAATTTCAAGATCACGTGATGAATTTTTAAATAGAGCATTGCCATATTTTAAGGCAATACGAAATGCTAAACAGCAAAAAATATATGTATGTAATAATACAATGGTAGATTTGTCAAAACATATTTTAAAGATTGATAACCATGTAGTAATTGACCCTGTAAACTGGTTTGAATTAAATTATGATGAAGTTTTAAATAATGTAATTAATAGTGTAAATGACCCAAATAATATACTGATTTTAACATCTGCTGGAATGGGGGCAAAGGTTTTAATAGCAGATATCAATAAAAAGTTTCCAAACGCAATTATTATAGATATTGGAAGTGCATTAGATTTAATTTGTTCTCATAGACGAACAAAAGATTATCATGTATTAAATGAAATGGATATTACTGATATATCTAATGCTATTATTATTCCCTGATTAAAATTGACATCTGATTTCCTCGTCTTTCAAAATTACATTTTTCATAAAATATTTTATTAGAATCTGAACAATCAAGAGTTACTTTATAACATTTTTTATTTTTAGCTACTTTAATAAGTTCAGTAATTATAAGTTTCCCTAGGCCTTTATTTCTATAGTCTTCTCTAATACATACATCTTCAATATGTCCTAGACAACAAATATTAAAGATGAATTTATATTCGTAAATAATAGTACCAGTTCCAATAAGTTCATTATTATACTCAAATACAATTATATCAGAATTCTGTGTAATCAACTTAAATGTTGATTCAAATTGTTCATTTGTAAAAGTAGTTTCTCTAAAGTTATTAATTAATTTAAAGAAACTATTATAATCACTTAATTGTAAGTTCCGAACAGTAATATTATCAATCATATATTCATATTATACTATATCCATTTAAGTTATTAAATTAATAAAGAATAGTTTAATAATTTTACAAATGTATTCTATATCATTTTCTGTTAGAAGAGTATGAGACGGTAAAAAAAGTCCATGAGTTGATATATAATGTGAAATAGGCAATATAGTATCAGAATAATACATAGGTGTTTTATTAATTTCAGGATATGTAGGTCTAGTTTGTATATTATGATTTTTTAAGAAATTTGAAAGTTCATCTCTTTTATCTGTATATATATCAATAAACCATGGTATCCAAGAGTCATTATGAGGCGTTATCATTTTACAGACAGTATTTAAATTATTATAATAAATATCAAACATTTTACGAAGTTGCTCTACACGCATAGGAAGCTTTTTCATTTGTTCAATACCAATTACAGCCTGTATATCTGTAAATTTAAAATTAATACCGAATAATTCAAATATATCATTTCCACCAGATACACGGCCAAAATTTTTAATCATACGTATCTTTTTAGCAAGTTCAATATTATCTGTAACTAAAAATCCACCTTGACCTGTACTTATAATTTTAGGTGTACTTAATGAAAAACAACCTACTTCTCCAAATGTACCATAATGTTTATTATCAATAAAGCATCCTAATGATTGTGCCGCATCTTCTACTAGATATATATTTCTTTCTTTACAATAAGTAACAATATCTTTAATATCTTTACTACGATTATTTAAAGAGACATGCATTACTGCCTTTGTTTTTGGAGTAATATATTGTTCAATAATTTCTTTAGAAATAGTTAATGTTATAGGATCAACATCTACAATAATTGGATTTGCTCCTATTATTTTGATACTATTTATAGACGCAATCATAGTATAATTAGGCACAATAACATCATCGCCCTGCTTAATATTAAGTGACATTAATGCTATAATTAGGGCAATATTACCATTTACAGTCATTATACATTCTTTACAACCAATATAATTTGCTAATATTTTTTCAAGTTCTTCTGTTTTTTTAAATTCTGTGTAAAAATTATCAGGATTTGATAAATATTCATAACTAGCAGTAGCTTCTTTATCATCAAAATTTGGCCGTGTTTGTAAAATCATATCTTTTTTACTATACCATTCCATCATTTTATCTAAAATATTATCTTTGAATGTTAGTTGATAGTATCCACCAATAATCATTTTAGTTGGTACTCTTATTTTATCAGGATCTCTAGGATTAGTCATAGTAGTATTATTTGAATTAATATATTTATTATAATCATCATATAACATAATTCTAAAGTCTAATGAAATTCTTATTGTGTCTTCAATATTTTTCTGATTGTAATGGATACATTTATTACCATTAAAATATAATAGATCACCATAATCAAGATCTATACCTTTAAAATCTCCCATATTTGGTTCAGATTCAATAAATAAACGTTTAGAACGTACCATCTCAGTTATTGGAAGTAAAAAATTTTTTTCTCCTAATGGATGTCTACCAATATTATCAGAATCACAATGTGGAGGAACAGCTACATTATTTATAAATTGAAATCTTATACTTGGAAAGGACTGATATATTAAAGCTTTCTCATTGGGAAATAATTCATTATATATATCTTTAATTAGACTACAGTATAATACTTTAAATGTATCATTTGATTTAATATCTTTATAAAAGGTCTTATGTAGATCCGTTTCAATATCTGAAATATTTTCTTTGCTATATTCTTTAGACGATAAATGTAATTTATCTACTTCTTCAGTATCATATAATTTCTTAAAATATTCTAATAAATTGTATCTGGATACATCATATTTGAATATTTTATGTTGACCAAAAGTGTCACTTAATTTAAAGATCATTGTACTCCTTCTAGTATATTCTAATTCTTTATATCTTTGTAAAGATATCATATATATCCAATTTATGATGGTTAAAATTATTATTGTATAATACAATTTTATTTATATTTTTATTAAGAAATGCGCCCCACCAAGAAAATGTAGATATAGATAAAATATTATGTGTACATAAACTCATTGTCCATAAATCAAGATAATCATAGTCATTTTTAATAAATGTGTAGTTTTTAATATTCAATCTG